CTCCAAACCCAACGAAGCTCGCAACGTGGCGCGCCATATGCACCTCTGCTACACTCGGTGGCAAAACATGGTCGGCGAGGACGAAGCCACTGTCAACTGTGGCCACCTCGAAAGGGACGCTTTTCTCCGCAAAGAGGTTGAGGACTTCAGTGCCCGCTTGGCAGTCAACGACTGGTATACCTTCGTCAAAGGGCTCAGCTTACCAGCTCGCGCTGAGGCTGAGATTATGAAGCTGTACCACATACTCCCACCCCCGGACATAAGCCCCCTTGAACTGCATGAGACTGTTTCGAAGAAAATGTCAGCTGCTAACCAAGCCAGCGAATCTGCCATCGAAGAATTCCTTACGTTCTGCAAGGCATACGATGTTGCACGCTACCTCACCCAGAAGCGCCGTGAGCCAAGCATATCCCACGTGGAGGGATACTACGCGCCAAAGAGGGAGTGGTATGAACGCTGCCTCAAGGGTGTCTTTACAATGCCCCCTAAAGACGAATGGGGCAAGTGCTGTCTCTCTGGTGCGTTCCCTTACGACCACTCGGGCGACTTCCATGTCTTTACTGCGCAAGACTCCACTCGAGTTGTCGCGGACCTCGAGAAGTATGCAGACCGCTCACTCTCTAGGGACCTGTCTCAGCTGTCCACCAACGAGCTCCTGAGTGCTCTCTTTAATGGCCCCACGATGTCCAATGGTGAAGAGATGGCACACTGGCGTGACAGAGTCTTCAATGCCGAACTCACTGACGCTGACCAGATCATCGCAGCAATCGCGGGGAAGGCTGAGAACACAAAGCCAGGTCCTAAAGTCAGGGAAACCCTATCCGCTTGCGACTTAGCCAGGGAGATCCTCACCGAGGTCGACCACTCAATCCGCCCCCTAGCTGCCATGACACCTGGAGTATCAATCCGAGTTGACCAAGTCAGGCACAAGAGGAAGTTCCAGCAGATGGCTCATGCCACCTCACGCTTCAGCACCAAGATAAGCTTCGGCACCTCCACCGACATAGAGGCGTGGTCCCCGAAGATGCCTCGTAAGATGTTCCACGCTTGGCAGAACTATGCGTTAGGCACAACAGAATGCAAGAACCCAGCAGCCGTGAAAGCCATCTGGGACAAGCTAGTGCTCTTTACCGACAGGAGGGGCTTGAAGAAGCACCACGAGTGCCGCGAGGGCAACATCCAAGGTTGGCCAGCCACATCCGACACTACCATGCACGCGCACATCCTCATAATGTGGGCTTACAGGCTCCGGGAAGAAGGCATACTCTCAAAGGATGAGTTTGCTTACACACTGTGCCTCATTGACGATGCTGCCACTGTCGTCGCGCTAACTGGCACCCCCGCAAAAGCTGCAGCCAACGCTGTCAAGGCCAGAGACATGTTGAAGGAAATCTACCATGGCCTTGGCTTCAAGATGGACGATGTCAAAAGCTTCTTCTCCACCATCAAGTTTGTCTACCTAAACGAGCTGTATCTCGACGGTGCTCAGGTTATGCATGCTACTAAGACAATGATGCGGATCGACCGCGACCACACTCGCCGCTTCGCTTCTCTGCCTGAGCAATGCGCTGCCGCAATGGGCGTGGCTGCATCAGCTTCCAACCAAGGGGCTGATCCTTTTGTTGCGTATTGGATGGCATCAAATGTGTGCTTCAAGCTAGCCTACAACGTCCTCCCTTCCTTTGCTGATTGCAGCTCTTTCGTCCAGGCTCTGGTGGCCATAACACCAGCTGGGATGAACGGCCTTGGAATCAGGCCGATCACTGCACAGATGGCCACTGGCGCTCTCGACATGCTCACATGGTACTTAGAGATGGTGGCAGGGTTCGCACCCTTGGCTGAGGACCTCGCAGCCGCAGCGAGCCGCATCATGGCACAGGATCCAGCTGCCCCACATGCACTTGCAGTGTTCAAGAACCCCTTTGGGTACACAGTTGCCTCACATAGGTCCGCTGCAAATGCAGTTCGGGCTGCCTTTCGGGCCGCAGCAGTTGAGCGCGGCTTAGCTGAGCCCTTCGCTAGCCTTGAGAGGATCGAGAGGAACGAGTCTTACTGCATAGCCGTGGAAGAAGTCCTGAAAGCTGGCACTTGGGAAGCCGCAGTCCTCGAGGAAGTCGCCTCCTGCATGCCCGACGCGTTTGTGGACGAAG